CATTACCTGAACTAGGTGCAGTTCCTCCTTGCCATTTAGGTGTGACGTTTGTACCATCAATTTGGAATACGTTTTCGTAATAAGCAGTTGTTCCTTGTGTAACCAAGAAAGCAATCGTTACAGTCTGGCCTGTTGACATGGCTGTATTCAAACTTGTACCAGAACTGAAAGCCACATTCAATGTCCAGTTTGCTGATGCGTTACTTGTGTAGTACAGAACCGACTGGCTGTTAACGTAAAAGTTAATCGTGCCTGTTGCGGCAGTAGCTGAGACTGTTGTTGTCTCAGCGGCATTAAGTAAAACAGTGCCAAATATGCTTGAAGTACCGTTAAAAGTTTGAGTGCCTGTCCATGTGTTATTTGCAGATAAAGAAACGCCAGCAGTAGGAGTTGTCGATTGCCATGTTGTACCATTAGATGTTAATACATTTCCCGATGTACCAGGCGCCACAACTTGTAGTGCAGATGTTCCATTTCCAAGTAATACATTGTTTGCTGTCAGACTTGTAGAACCCGTACCACCTGCGCTTACTGGAGTCGTTTTCCACGCAATAACTTGTACTGCACTACTACCATCTTTGTAGAACAGTTTGCCATCAGCATAATTGATTGCCAATTCACCAAAAGCCAAGTTACCTGCTGTTGGTGCGTTTGTGGTCGTTCCGCTGTTATAAACAACGATTGGTGTGTAGCCTGATTGAGCCATTAGAATGTTCCTCCGTTGATGCCTGCTGTTAAGGCATTATTTGTGTAATTGTATGTCAGTGATGAGTTTGTTGTAAGGGGCTGATTACCTGTTGCAGTAGCAGAAAATGTTAGGTAATTGGTTGATCCAGTGCCTGCAGACAAAGCTACATTGGTTGCATTTGTTGCGGTTCCTGCAGTGGCCGCATTCAAATTAGCCACTTGTGTGGTACTTGTAACAGTCAATGGTGCTGTTCCTGTTGCTACGGTAGAAACAAGCGTATTACCTGTCACAGCTTGTGTTGATGTAATTGCCGCGCCAGTACTCAATGTATTGGTAGACCAAGACGTTCCAGATGGAATGTTGGCGTGATAATCCCAAGAACCTGCAGACGTTCCATTTGCAGTTAAAACAACCGTTACATATGCACCAGACTGAACAGTTACAACTGTTGTCGATGAATTATTTTGGACAACAATTGTTCCTGAAGATTGATTATTGTTGAACGTATATGTTGCACCAACAGGCAAAGTTGTGGCATCAGGCAACTTATAAGTTTGACCACCAGAACCAATAACAATCCAGTTTGGTGTAGAGCTTGCAACCAATGTGGTTGTAGTACCTGCGGCGGCTACGTTGGTATAACCCAAAAATGCAAAATTGGTTGTCAAATTACCGTTGGCATCTTTAACAACAATACCGCTTGCCGCATTGGTTGTGTTACCCAACGCTGTCAAAACACCAGTACCTGTAGTAATCGTACTCGGAGCCGTTCCTGCACCTCCACCAATCATCAAAGCATTTGCTGTTAATGCGGCGCTAGATGCCCATGTGCTCGCAGAACTAAAGTAAACAACACCACCAGAAGTTCCTGCAACAGTCAGAGCAGGCGTTGTTGTTGCTGTAGCAACAGAAATTAAACCACCAGTAAATGAAACTGATGTCACAGTTCCACCACCACCACTTGTTGACAAAGTTCCACCAGAAAAGCTTAGTCCAGAACCTACAGTAACATTGCTGAATCCACCCGTGCCATTACCATAAAGAATTGAAGTTCCTGATGTAGGAACCGCATAATCCGTTCCTGCAACAGCATTTGCTAATGCTCCACCACTATTAGCCTTCAATAAAGCCGTACCACTAGGTGGAACAAGATAATCTGTGCCTGCTGTGGCCGCACTTATGGACGTTGCATTGCCTTTCAAAATGCCTGAAACAGTTGTTGTAAGGGTAATAGCAGGAGTACTTGTTGAATTTGCTACCGTGCCTGCAAAACCATTTGCACTAACAACAGAAACTGCTGTAACCGTACCACCACCTGATGAACTTACTTGTTGAAGCACAAAAGCAGTTGTTGCTAATTGAGTCGTATTTGTATTCAGAGCGGCTGTTGGTGCAGTCGGTGTTCCCGTAAATGAAGGACTTTGCTGTAAAACAACTACACCGCCAGTACCTGTAGTTGTTGAACTTGAAATGTTTGTCAAACGACCATAAGCATCGACAGTAACGCTTGCAGGAATAGTGTAAGTACCCGCAGTTACGGCAGTTGTTACCAATGAAATTGTTGGAGTTCCAGTTCCATTTCCATTAGTAACTGAAATTTGTCCAGACGTTCCACTTAAAGTAACTTGGCTGAAAGTAGAGCCATTAATAGTCACTAATCCAGTACCACTTAAACTTGCAACATTTTGCAGATTAGTATTTAAGCCAATCGTTGGATTACCAGTGGTTCCATCTGGATTAGCAATAGTCAGTCCACTTCCAACTGCAATTGAAGTATTTGAAACAGTAGTAGTTCCTGTTTTGACCAACAATCCGTTAGATGCGCCATCCAAAGATTGGGCCGCGCCAGTTAAGTTAATTTGTAAAGTGCTACCTGCACCATTGTCTGTAACTGAAAGACCAGATCCAGTAGCTATATATCTAGCTTGTGTTAGTCCTGCTGTTGAATTAACAGTCAAAAATGGATAATTAAGCGCACCTGCACCTGCAATAGCACCTGTTGTTGTTTGTACCGTAACCCCGTTTTGAACAACAGGAACCGACTCAGTACCTGTTAGAGCACTGGCCGTAGGTAATTGGAGTATGGTTACTTGTCCGCTCATGTTGATGTATTGTTCGTTGGGTTAGGTGAAATGATGTTGATATTGCCGTTTTGACTTGGTGTTGTGTTATCGCTTTGAGTACTGATATAAATTTCTGTTGGATTACCTTGAGGAATATTTGTACCAGTAGGCGTAACAACCAATCCATTGTCATCTGTTGCAATGCTGACATCAGGCCGTGGAAATCTTAATGCAATCCTTTCAGTTGGTCTTGCAGGTAAACGATATGGATCTTTTTGATCGGCACACCCTTGCTCACACACCTTTAGCCCAGGGAAATTTGGGTCAGGTTGCGCCTCTATGATTGGTCTCTTCATCTTGCATCTGTCGCAGATAAAGATCGCAATCGTTGAGTTGCCAGTAGTGTCTAACCATTTAGGCATTATTTTGTGTACACCCCAATGTTGGGGCTGAAGTAGATCGGCGACTTATCGCGCTCTTCGTTTTCAGCCATGATGAAATACTTCTCAGCTTGTGTTTCCAAGTATGCAATTCTGCCTTGCTCCACTTGGGGCAAGATTAAGCTCATCTGGTGAGCTAGTAAGTATTGAATAGCTTGATTCCAACGCTGTGGAATTTCTAATTGATTGGTCAATGTGCCCACATCATCAACTTGTCGTGAGTACCAAATGGTCATTTGTACAAATGGATTTGAAGGCGTTGGCCACAATGTAATCTTGGATTGTGGCAAAGTCCTGTTAAACCAATATTGATAAGGCTGATTGGCTGTAAAGTTTTTATTTGGCAAATTTGTGTAATCGTCACGATTTAGACGAGCCATCGTGATTTCTGTTGAATTTGTACCTAAATAAAACTCATACAAAGCCAAAGTGGTTCCATTAAAAGCTTGTATGCGGTAATACGCTACATTCGCACCAGGGTCTATATCCTGAAATACCCATTGCCCACTTGTCACAGTCACTGCAGTTGCTGTGTACAGAGTAGTCCAATTCGTGCCATCTGGTGATGATTGCAGGTAGTAGCTCCAAGTTGCGCTACCACCTCCTGAAATGTAGGGCATAAATCCAATAGACCCAATATATTGAGTATTGGTTGTGCCGTAATAAACCTGATACGACCCATTAGCCGTTGTCATCTGGTTATAGGTAGTGATGTTGCCGTCAGCAATGTTATTGGTTGAACTACCATCGCTTGCTGAATACGCACCGCTAGGACGCGTCATAGTGCGATATAAGGCGTTTAAAACGTCAACGCCACCCACAGGTAGCAAGTACTCATATTGATTCGGCAGAAAGCCGTAAACTTGCTTGTTAATAGCCCAATAGTTGATACCTTGGTTGATTAAATTGCTAAGTACAAAGAACAGCGCTTGCTGTGATCCTTGTACTTGTTCAACGGTGAGCTCTTCCGCGAGCTTGCCTGATAGGCGAGCCCCTTGGTCAATGAACTGCTGTACTGTGACAACAGTGGTTCCAACAGTACCGCTGTAGGCCATTTTTAATCCTTACCAACCAGGGCAATCCCAACGTCTCAGCGATGCCTTCGCCCTTTCAGCATCACCCTTTGAATGTTTCACCACACCTGACATTCTCGCGCAAAATGAATCTTTACGCGAACCGCCTTTGGGCTGTGGTGCTTTCAGATGAGAACCCGTCTCTCTGTTGTACTTCTCTCTGCCTTTGGCTGTGAGTCCTGCGCCCTTTTTTGTAGGCAACTTCTCACCGCGTCCAACAGCTAAAGATGGTCCACCTTTTTTAAAAGGTACAGTACTATCGCCTCTACTTGTTCCGACACCAGAACCAGAACTTGGAGCAGAACTATAGTTACTTTGTCCCATATTTCACCAACATGAGCCTATTGGCCCACCCTTTTTATGTTTTGCAGTCTTTGCAGATGCCTTGAATGCCTCAACAGTAGGTGCTCCCTTAGCTCCGACACGACGCATCTTCTCGCCAGAACCATGAGCTATACGCTCTTGTTTAGCATGGATGTTGGCATAAAGACCGCCCTTAGACATCTTTTTGCCCTCATCCGCTTTGACAAACTCTTTGCCGACTTTTTGAGGAACACCGCCGTATCCACCTTTTGTATGAGCGGCGGCTTCCATCAGCCTATGTTGTGCAGGTGATTTGCTAGGCATATTAAGCCTGACTTTCTTGCCAAGATAAACGAGCAAACGCTGTACCGTTTGAGCCAATTTGGCTGACGGTCACATACAAAATGTCTGGGCCATCAGGATAAGTTCCTGCTTGACTTGTAGGCACTGTGTTGTTTAATCCGCCACCCAAAATACTGTTTCCAAATGGAGCAACAGAAGTCAAATCTAAAGTGGTTTGTCCTGCTGTGTTTGTAAAAAATGCCGCAATAGACTCACCACCACTAATTGTGGTTGCTGTATTAGTGTTTGTCGCAACTTGCACAATCGATGTTGTGTTGGTGTTATTTTGCGTTGGAGATGCAAATGAAGTAAATCCACTTGTTCCACCAATAACACCATTCAAAATAAATTGAACCAAGTAACTTGTTGTGGTCAACATAGCAATCTCACGCATTTGCAATTGCAAGCGATTGATAATCTCTTTGACACCTAAAGTACCAACTGTACCGTTATCCACAGAAGGAGCTACTCGAATGGCCATAATTGGCACAGCGGTTGAGCTTGATGTAGATACAGCCGAAGTCATACCGTAGTTATAAATAGCTGATACATCACTTGTATACCCACCATCCATTACTACTGATGAACCCCAATGAGACAATTGAGCGGCGGCATCAGGAGATGCATATTCAACAGCAATAGGTGCAGTGGCTGAATAAGTGAATGCAGTAGCGGCAGATCCACCTGTACCGCCACGAGTCACTCCATTCAACGTAGTACTAGTTAAACTAGTATAACTAATGTATTCAATTACGCCAGAAACACCGTTTCCAATGATTCTTGCTGTACCGCCCGCAGGATTAAATCCATAGGTACTCAATACATTAATTGTTGTATCAGAAACTCCAATATTTGCTGTAATTGTTGTCAAAGGCAATACGTTATTTTGCTCATAATGTGAAGGCAAATTGCCTGAACGCATGTAAGCTTGATATTGCACGTTGTTGTTTTGGAAACCATACACATAAATGATTTGACCATTTGTTGCACGGAAACCAAATCGAGCTACACCCGCACCGTACCAAGAGTAGTCGATGTAAAACATCTGTACTCTAGTCAAGTCAAGGTTATATCCAGAAGGATTAGAAATAGAGTTTGATCCGTCGCAAACATCCCACCATTGTGATTGAGGAATTTTTACCTCAACAATACGGGATACCAATGCATTTGCAATTGTTGATCCACGATATTCAGGAGTAACGTACAACTGTGTGTCGCTAGTGATTGTTGTTACACGGTGTGTTTGACCACGAATAACAATGTAATCTCCAACTACCAATTGAGTTGTAAATTGTGTTTGACTTCCAGTTACCAAAGAACTGGTTTGTGTAGCTGTTACTGTTCCAGTAATTTGGTTGACGCTGTTGCGAAGAACACAATACAAAGTTTGTCCATCAAATTGGAAAAACATACCGTTTTGGCTGTCAAAAAATCCAATTTTGTTGCTACCGCCGTACCATGAATATGGACTAACGTGAGGAATCAACGGTGCTGTACTTGTTGCAGGAGACGCTGTTGGCGCACTCAAAGCAGTGTAAGTAAACGTCAAAGCATTGGCAACGCTTGTAATTTTGAAAGTTCCGTTATATCCAGACTGATCAAAACCAGATACTTGGACATAAGTATTTACAGTCAAATTGTGAGGAGTTTTGCTCGTTACAGTAACTGTCGTACCAGACGAAGTTATGGTTGTAAATGCAATCTGTGGCTTGAGAATTGTTCCAGTAGAAAACTGAATGCCCTTACCTGATTGGTAACGGAAATAACGTCTAGTTTGACGGAACAACTGCTGGTTAGGAACAGATGTTCCTGCAGTAAAGTTAACAGAACCATCGTAGGCATGGCAATCAACCCAACCTACAGGACGTGCATACAAGTTTGATTGACCTGCGGTGTTTGCAATTGTCGTAGATGGAGTTCCATTTACATTGGTAAATGTAAAGGTATTTGCTGTAGGCGTAGTTGCAACTACCTGAGCACCATTGATCTGAGTTGCAGTCGATGGTCCAGTTGTTCCTGTAATAAAAATTGCAGAATTGACTGACAAACCATGTGGGAATTGAGTGGTAACAGTTACTGTAGAACCGCTAAAAGTGAAAGCGGTAGTTCCTGTTAATGCAATACCGCAATTAGAGTATGTGTAACCTTGATAACAGTATGTTGTTGTTGCAGAATAGTTGTTAACTGTAGTTACTGCATTGGCGACTTGCACAGTAATTGAAGTGCCAGCACTTACGCCTGCAACCACATATGCCCAGCCTGATGCGTTGGGATCAATTGTGTCTTCAATGAATAAAGGGGTTCCAGTTGCAATTGTTACATTTGATGAAAATGTAATAACCAACTGATAAGTATTTGCTTGATTACCTGTAATAGCAGATACAGGCAAAGCCGCGTTAGCTAAATAATACAGAGATTGACGGTTGTTTTGCAGGGAAACTTGTTCCCATTTGGTAGGCTGTTGACCATACTCAAAGTCAGTATCAATCAAAGACTGAGGGGTTGATACACGAACTTTATCAACAGGATCATATGCACCAGAGCGTTGCGCTTGCTGAAGACGCAATTGATTGTCGGTATTTGACGTTGGGCCTGTGTAAACAGAAAGTTGCGACATTTTTTTTCCTTTTAAAAGTGGGTGGAGCACACGCCCCACCCAACTTAATTACCTACTTCTCAATGAGCCACCACGCTTTTTGGGTGGCGCAACAGTAACTGATTTTTCAGTTTTTGTTACGCTACCCTCTGGAGGCTTGGAAGAAGAAAACATGCTCTTAACAGCATCATAGGCGCGCTTTGGGGCACCTAAAACTGCATTGCGCATTGCTTCGTTTTCTTTCTTCTCGTCTGCATAATGAGCGTCATATGCACCTTTGGAAAGGTCTTCTGTACCGCCATCTGCAAACCTTACCTTGCCACCTCTTTTGAACGTGCCAGATTGCAAGCTGTTGGCCACGGGTTGGCTCACGAAATGCTTGGGCATAGCCACTGGCTTACCCATTGCATTTACATTACCCCCCGTGGCGTAGGCTTTTTTTGTGGCATGTCCTCCACGCTTGAAACCACCCGCATTGGCAAGCTTTACTTCACCAGTTTTGGTGCCTGTTTTGCCTTTAGGAGTTGTATCAGCAGGACGATTTTCCCAATTTCCGCCTTCAACTGTGTCGCGTGTCTCGTACTTGTCGATAGCGCCGCCATCAGCTTTGTGATGCATATGGTGAGCTTTACCACCACGCTTAAAACCGCCTGCATTACCCATTTTGACGCCACCAGTGGTCTTTGAACCACTGAATGGACGTGAGCTATGCATGTCGGTGTTTTCATAGTAATGCTCGTTGTCTTCAATAGTTCCACCCATTTCTGTTTTACCACGAGTTTCGCTCTCGTTGGTTTCACTAGGAATAGAACTACCAGTTGCACGACCACCCTTGGCAAAATGATGTTTTGCTTTTCCACCATGTTTGAAGCCACCTGCATTGCCTAATTTGACAACGCCAGTTTTTCCACTGGTATGATCTGCATGCTCGCCATCATACATTTTGGTTTTTGCAAATTTCTTTGCATTGCCTTCAATAGTAGTTTTGGTTTCTGCGCTATCAATCTCGCCACCAGAAGCATAGCTACCACCTTTGCACATGGCTTTGTGATGCTCATGCATCTTCTTGTGATGCGCAGAGCCACCTTCTTTGTGCATCTTGGCATGGTGTTTAGCCATGTGCTTGTGATGCTCCAAAGAACCTTCAGGATGACCGCTCACGCGATGTACCTTGCCGCCATGCTTCAAGCCGTGATGTGCTTTAGAAGCTTTCATGCCTTCATGATGCTTGAGTTCTTTCTCAATCTTATGCATTTCGGCCATTTCTGCTTTGTGAGCAGAACCGCCTTTTGCGTACATCATTTGTTTGCCCATGCCTGCCATTTTGTTACCCATAGCGGCTTTTTTAGCGGCCATTGCAGGTTTTGCCATAGCAAGAGGATTCTTCATCATTGCACCGCCCATGCCTTTATGAGCCACTTTGCCGCCTTTAGCGTACAAATTGGGGTTCATGGCTTTACGGCGCTCAGACATAGAAGGCTTTTTAGGAGATTTTCCTGCCTCTGACTCAAACGCATGATGCATTCCACCCATAGCATGATGTTGCATGTTCTTGTGACCATGCTCTTCGTGCTCTTTGTGGTGCTTGGCTTTAACTTTTCCACCTTTTTTGAGCTTCAGTGATACTGAAGGCTCATCGGTGTACATTTTCACCATTGGTTTAAAACTAGACATAACAGCCTCCTATTAAGCTTGAGTCACGCCAAGAGAGCCTTGACGTGTTGAGTTGGGGCCAGAGCCAATCGCAGGCACTGCAATTGCGACCACCAAGCGTTTTGTACCATCTGGTGCGCTTGAAGGATTGTATGTACCGCGAACATCACCTGTAGATGATGTAGCAGGGTTTGTCATGTCAGCTTTAACAAAAGCTGTGGGGCTATCAAAGCCAACAGTATTGTTATAGCCTGCATTAACGATGTAAGAACCGTCAATTACACGAACTGGCATACCCAAAACATCAGTTGTACCAACAGTCAATGCTGTTCCAGTAGCTCCTGCAATTGAAATTGAAGAAACTTGATAGAAAGCTTTGGTTGTATTTACTGCAGTAGACACAGATGAACTGGTTGTGATTGCTTGTGTCATTGCTTGACCGTAATAATCATATCCAGAGATTGTTGCTACTTGAGGAGCTACGCCCAATGTGTATGTCAAGCCAGTTGGTGTACCTGCTGTAGTCACAACTGCCGCACCTGCTGTGGTGGTCAAAGTTGCTGTTGTCGCAGTAACTGCTGTCAAGATATAAGTTGTTGGGTTTGAGTAACCTGTAATCGAACCTGTACCACCATAAGTACCAGAAATAGTTAGGTATTGGCCTGAAACTAAACCAGTTTGTGATGTGTAAGAGATTTGACCACCAGTACCAGTGATTGCTACGCCTGACAATGTTGATGCGGCGGCAGTAGCAGTAGTAATACGCAAACCACGGGGTACGTCCAACTGAAGAACAGTTGTGCCGTCACTGCGTGTTTGTGATGTTACATTTGTGCCTGCTGTCAACGTCAAATTACCTGCGGCGGCAGGAGTTTGTGATGCGGCTACGTTAGCGGCGCCTTTTGCTTGGGGAATTGTGTCCCAAACATAAACGCGACCTAATGGGCCAACACCCAATGACATGGGTGATGGATCGCCCAATAGTGCATTGCCTGACGCATACATTACTACTGCACTAGATACAGTAGATGATTGCGACAAGGTGTATTGATTCAAACCACTAGAGTTCAATCCTAGTGATGCTGTAATGTAACTGTTTGCAGTTACGCCTGATCCTGAAACGTACTGACCAACAACCAAAGGGTCGCCAGACTGCACTGTTTGAACGGTCAGTGTTGTTGAAGAAATAGTACCAGTAATGACCGATGTTGCGGCCTGATTACCTGTACCCATATAGGTTGCGCCTGAACCTAGAAAGATATCATCTGAAAATAAAGGCATTGTCTGCTCCTTGAAAAGTTTGACAATAAATTTTAAAAAAGGGTCGGTGTTTTAAGCCGACCCTGTACTCATTAAACGCCTGGGGTACCGTAAGCGCAACGTGGGTCAGTGAAGCCCACTGCATAACGCTCAGTAGCCTTGTAGCGCATTGTGTCAGTTTCGAAGTCGCCTTCCATAGTTTTCTCCAAACGACGACGCATCAAAAGCTTGAAGCCTTCGGGAGCATCGGTTTGAACCCACCATGCTGTGGCAGAAGTCAAACGTGACAACACAGCGGCACCTTCGTCAAGCAAGCCAATAGACTTGATTGGGTTGATGTCGTTGTTTGCGTTACCAGTACGCAATACTGATTTCAACAACACTTCAGCTTGGAAGATATTGCCTGGGGCCACGATCAGTTGACGTGGAACCAAGCGAATACGTTTGCCGTTGTTGTCCACTGCTTGGCGGATTTGAATCAACATCTGCTCAAGAGATGTTTGAGACAACACAGCGGCTGTAGACAATTGGTTGCTGAATGTACCGTTGACGATTGGGTGTGCAGTGTTAATCAAAGACACACCGTCACCGCCAGGGTATGAGCTGTTGAACGCAGTGTTCAATACGTTAGCTGACAACAACTCTTTGGTCTCAACCAAAGACTGTGCAAGGTGACGTGCATATACTTGGCCCAAACGGATGTGGTCGCCGTCTTCAACGAGAACCTTAGTCAGTGCAAAAGCCAAGCCATACACTTTGTAGAGGTAACGCTGTAAGAACAACACACCGCCCTGTTGATATGTAACGGGAGTACCGTCAGGCAACTGGGGAGCGGCGCCAAATCCATAAAGGACAGGCTCTTCGTGGTAGTTACGGGGAATACCGTCTTCTTCGCGGAACACACGGCTCCACTCGTCGGCACGTTGATCATAGACTCCATCAAAACACTCGTTAAGAATTGGCTCAACGATTGATCTAAAGTCCGTACTTCGCATTGGTGCGGCCATGATTTACCCCTTATGCAATAGCGTTCACAGTACCGAAGAACTGAGAAGCTGAGTTAACAACACGAACAACTGTGTAGGCATCGCCCCACGCATTGTCCACTCCTTGGCCCAAATCAACAACGCGCATTTGACCTGGTTGGGCATTACCAACGGCTGAAGAAGCGCCAAGAGTTGCTTGTGACAAACCAGTAGTAGTAGAACCATTTGTCACGTTAGTGAACAAATACTCGTTACCAATAGTAGTTTGAGCCATAGATCCATCTGCTTGAATTTCATAAACGATGTTTTGATCATTGTAGAAATAAGCAACGCATGAGCCAGTTGTGTAGGCAGTATTAGCAGGCCAGTAGTTGCTTACGCGACGACGACCTGTAGTATCTGTCCACTCAACACCCGCAAATGCGCCAGACCATGTGGCCTGAGTGCTGTTAGCAGTAATAGGAACAATAACACCTGCAGATGCTGAATAGGCAACGGGTTGGCCTTTCAGAATGTTGGTGCTGTAACCAGAAGTGATACCGTTAGCAAGCGCCTGTGCGCGATCCAATCCAGAAGAGTGGAACGCAGGACGCAAGCCAAACGGAGCTGATGTACTTGACATAAGATTTCTCCTAAATGATTAACCCGAAAATACGGGAATTTTGCTTGGTTGCTTGTCAATAGAGCCAATACCCTCGCCTTCAATCTCCATCAAGCGACGTCCGTTACTGTCACGTTGTCCCTGTAGGTTTTCCATTTGGATCATTACCTTTTCTGCTTCTTCACGAGGTTTGTCGTGATGCATGTGTGTCATAACGTCTTGGAAAATTTCCATAGGTATCTTAAACAGCAACATCTCGTTACAAGATATATACCCAACGTGCTCACCTGATTTAACGCGATAGTCTTCGTAGCCTGGTAACTCATCTGCTTTCACAGGAACGTACCCTAGTCTAATCCGCTTATCGATTGAATCGTAGCTGTTGGTTGTCGAAAGCCAGCAAGGATGCCACCCTTCCATCTCGGGTAACTTTGGCAATGCTGATTGCGTCCACTCCTCGCTCCACATTTTTTTACGTTCCTGCGCAGAAATGAACTTGTCTTCTGGTGCCTTATGGCTTGCTTCCCCGTTCGAGCGGTCTTGGCGGCCATTGGCATTCAAAGATTTTTTGAGACGTGATTCCATAATGTTTTCCCCTTAGTTGTTGCGGTTGGCACGGTCATATGCCATGAATTGTTTAATCATCTTGGCTTTGCGTTCAGGATTGTCCCAAGCGCCTGCATCCTTCATAGCCTTCACCCTCTCAGGCGAAAGTACAAACTGGGAGCGATTAGATCCCCCATAAGATGCTGATGCTTCACGTCCTGCACTTCCCACAACATTCCTTGGTCGTCTGACATTACGTCTTTCGTCGTCATTGCGATCATTGTAACGGTGAGGTAGTTCTTTTTGCAAACGGCTATCAAGCTCGTCCCAATAGTCGGGATCTGTAGGGTTCCAACCTTGTGCAACCATCAGTTCATCCATCTTCTTTGCCACCTTACTATCGGGGTCACGAAGGCTTGAGTCATACCAACTATTACGGCGTACCCATTCATTTGCACGACGTGCAATAGCAGGGTCTTGAGCATTGTTTTGCTGTGGACGCTTTAATTCTTGGTCAGCTTGATTACGCATTTGCTTCAATTGACGAACTTCGTCCGACGCATTTTGCAAAAGTAACTGTGCATCAACCATACCTTGGCCATCTTGATTCTGAGTGGCCTCTGCAATCTTCATTTTTGCGTATTCAAGGCGCGTTTGTGCGTCCTCTATGTTCTTATCAATACGCACGACATGTTCTGCCTTGGTATTGCGCTCCAATTGGCTTAGACGACGTTTAAACTCTTCGTTTTCACGCTGTAAAGCTTGTAGACGGACGTCTTTTTCTTGATTTGTTTTACGAACCAAGTCTTTTTTAGCCCGACGACGGTTTCTTTTAGCGGCTCTGAGCTCTTCATCGTCATCTGGATGATCAGCATCAGCGTCGTTAGAGTCATTTGACTCTTTTGCACGATCAAAACCGTTTTGTTCCTCAACAGTGTCAGGTACAAGGTCTTTTTCAGGCACCTCTACGGTTGCAGAGCCATCATTTTGCTCTTCAACCTCTAATTTCTCTTTGACTTCAGCCATTTTTTACTCCTAAACGTAAGCTTTAAACGATAACGGATCGTCAGTGACGGCCGAAATCAGTTCGTGATCATTGATTGTCATGAATAAAACGGGATCTTCACCGTCTTCAGTAGGAACTTTGCGCTCCCAACGGTCTCCACCCCACCTTGGAACCCTTACATAGTCACCAATTTCAGCCCATGAGCCTTCAGCCCACGGTTGCATGGTGTCTCGGTTCTTGAACGCGAGTGGGCCAATTGCCACGACCTTACCGATCATGTTGTTCCACTTTTCGTTTTCTTTGGTTTCATCAACAATGATGATCATTCCAGACTTCTTTTTGATTCGTCGAAGTTGGACAATCACTCGACCGCCGAAGGGGCGTTGCCCTGGGCTTACTTCAGGAAAGGCCCAAGCTAATTCATCAGCATTGGGCGTTCCGCTACTTCCCTCGATTGTGGGAATAGGCTTGCTTTCAGTCATATTTTTCCTTTACACCATATCTCAGGTGCATAAACGCGCTTTTCAGCGCATGGTTAATCGTAATCTTTCTCTTCTTCCAACATGTTGTCGATGGTATCCAGAACGTATTGCACACCTGCATACTCACCAACCATGCGTTGATACGACTCATAGTTCTGCGGAATGCCTTGAGCCAAGGAAACCTGCAATTCTGCTTGCCGTATTTTGATCCTATGGATCAATGCTTCGATCATTTCTTCTTACTAGCGTGTGATAGTCCGCCAGATTTAGAGCCAGAAGATGAAGATTTACTTCCACCTTTTGGTTCCATCGCTGTGCCATCAAGCTTCTCGCCTTGAGCGATACGCTTGTGTTGGGGCACATTAGCGGTTCTCTGTTCGTAATCAGATGTTGCCATTTGGAGCTCCTTGTTCAGGGGTTACGGGAGCGGCGGGTGCCGCAGGAATCGCAGGCGGTTGGGCCTGCGCTTGAGCTTGAGCCACCGTTTGAATGGTCTCATGCGTCAACTTTGCGTTTTCAATCTGAATCTTCGTCTGATTGTCAATCGCGTGTTCTTGCATATCCTTTTGCAACTTGGCTTGTGCAATTTGGAAGTCTTGCTGATCTTTCTGTGTCTTACGTTGTGTCTCAGCAGTGCTTGTGTCTTTAACGACTTGTGCATCAGGTGGTAAAGGTGCAGGCCCTTTGCCTTGCTGTGACATCTGTACAAGCTTTTGAAACGCAGGTGTAAATTGACCAAACACTTGTTGTGTATCGATCATCACATGCGCGCCAATCGTCGTGTATATCTTGTCGATGGTAGGCGTGTAATTGGGGTCGTCATAGTCGTCCACAGGCTTGCCTGTTGCGTCCTCAACGTATCCGTTTGACCTATTGATGTACCACAGCGTCATGTGCTGTTTAATGTGCTCAATGAGGTTATTCAAATAGTTGGGGTCTGCGAATGGAGATTGGCCAAAGAATGGATTCAGTCCAAACTGCAAATGGTCTTGGATGTGCGCAATGTGGTCTTGCTGTACATACGCATATGCAGTTTGACCTAACAACATGGCCGCGTTCTCATCCGCTGATGTACGCTGTTCAGGCGCGGGCACGTCCACCATGATCTGCTCAATGTTGGGTATTTTCATTTGCTTGAGCAAACGAGCCAACACCGCACTCATCTTGAATTGATCAGGGTGTTGTTGTGCCAGACTCAATACCGCTTGGTTCTGAGCCATGCGTTGTGTCTCAGAGAAAATGTTGGGGTCTGATACTGGCTCAACGTCCGTGTTGCGAGCAAAGTCTTCACGGGTAACTTCAAGGTCAGATACGTCCTCACCCTTTTGCATGTCGTCAAAGTACCAACGATTCAATCGGCAAAGAATCTTCAACACCCTAGCTTGCGATGCATGCAAGCGAGCATGGATGGATGAATAAACGTGTGAACCTTGCTCAATCAAAGCTTGCGTAGTGCCCACAGGCATCTGAGAAGTGGCATCTGCTATCTTCTCCTCGGCCGTGGTCACAACGGAGCTTGTAGCCTTATCCAAGAAGCCTAATAGCTCAAATAGCACAGGGCTTGGTGGGTTAAAGGGCATGGGCATGGCGATTTGACGGATGTCTTGAACCCCTGGTGCGCCCTCAATCTCCACTACTTGAGTAACGTCGATTTGTTGGCTCTGCCCACTAATCTTGGCTCCTTTAAGCTTGAGCATTGTGGCCGCGTTATTGATGTGGGCTGAGTCCAAGAGCGCACGAAGCGAGCCAGTGAGGGCGGCGGACAATCCACCAATGAGATGAGGGAGACCAATCGCATATGCACCCCTCCAAGGGATAAACTTAAACTCAACCACCCAATCCAACTTGGACATGGTTTCATCGCTCTCTTCCCAGTTGCGATAGATGCCTAGACATTCATTGTCTAATTCATCAATCATGAAGATGTAGGGAGCGCTCTTACCGTGCGTTTCCTTGTCGTCTTCCAACTCTAACCATGTGTAGATATGGTATACCTTGCGCAGTCCATCTTTATTGGTTTCAAACTGCTTACCCTCGATCTTGTTGTTGGCCTTGGCAACTTTGCCTTCTTCCATGTTCTCGGTGGCTTGAACATAGTTGATGTCGCGGTACATGCCAGAAGCAATCCGTCGATCCATCTCATACTGAGTGATCTCATGCACTTCAGCCGCACGTTGTGCCGTGTAGAAGTTAGTCGCCGCAAAAGGCAGAATCACGCGATCAATCGGCAAGAACTCAATGCAAGGACGCTTCTTGTCTTCGTCGTACCACAGCTTCATGTATTGTGAGCCACCCAAAGGCAACTGAGTCAACAACTGCTCTAGCTCATCCCTGAACTCACCCATTTGCTCGGTGATCTGCCAGTTAAGGAAGTCAACCTTACGGTCAGCAATGGCCGACTTCAGGTCGTCTTGCTTCCCGATGATTTTTGACTTAACGGGCCCATCGGATGGGAAGAGCTCTTTAATGGCGCGAGCGGCAAAGTCAACACAGCCTTCTGCCATTGCAGGGTGAACAACTTTGGATGCGCCCATGAAGGTTGCACCCCCAGGTGCATCATTCCCCATTCCTGTGCGCTTGATTCCTTCTTCATACTGCTTGTCCCTCAGTTCACGAGCTTCTTTGTCAGACTCAAGTAGATCACGGTATCTAGAAACTAAATCACTAACAACACTTGGGCTAATTGAATCAGCTAAGTTGTCATAGAAGTCAGGATTGAACTCAGGGCCATCGTCGATTTGTATGACCGCTGAACCATCTGGCAATTCATCGACATCCATCTCTGGCATGTCCACAACAGCAGATCCGTCTTCTTGTTCGTCAATGTTGATATCTTCTGCCATTATCTATCCTTATTCTTTAGTTGCTCGGCGCTTTGCAAGATGGTGCTGTGAAGCAAAATTTGTTTCAGGGAATGCATTGAAGTCATCGTTATAGTCCAATTGCTTCAATGATGAATGTACAGCTCCACCAGTAGCCCATGTTTTCTTAACCATCTTCATGGGTTCAGGTGCAACATACTCTTTGCCCCTTGCAAATTCTTGAGCCAATGGTGGATCAATCTCATACTCGCCATTATTTTTCTTGGCGTATTCTAAGTGCGTTGGGTTTACATCATGCGTAAACGATGAATGATGTTCATGATTAGGCGTGGACTCTGTTGGAGTCGTCATCAAAATCAAGCCTGCACGCTTACCATTTTTAGTCTTAAATTGCTTGCTTCGTTGAATCTTTTTGTCCAACTCTTTGTTGTCTAAGAATCGTGAGTCCGTAGGAATCATGTGGGGCGTACCATCATTGTTCGTACCCACTTGAACTAGCCTTGGATGCAATATGTGTTGCTTTTGATAGTCGTAACGGTTATCTCCTATGACCATATGTCCATAATGAGATTTATCAGGGGTTGTGGGTTTTCCTTTGCCATCGTAATGGCCTTCACTACCCTCGTCCTTTTCCATCTCTGTAAGCTCGTTTAGTGGCCTTGGGATTGACCAATACTTAGCATGCGTGATGGTGTTCTGCATTTCTTTGTCGAATGGTGAGCCACGCTTCACATTGGTCACCATGTATGAGTTCTTAGGTGGCGTCTTGTTGCCTTGCTCATTGACAAAGTCACCTTGATTGTCTCTAGCCAAAATCGTATTACGGACTCTTGCTTTGTCGCGCTTGATACTTTCAGTAATTTCTTTTCCATGTTTGGTCTTTGGGCCAACATTGGAATGGGTCACATGGTAATGATTTTCAGGATCGTGCAACTCATTAGTCTTACCATAGCTGTTGGCAATAATTGGTGGTTTGTCTTCTTTCTTGCGTTGTTCATTTAATCCACGCAATACATGACGTGATGATGTATCGCTTTCATCCACCACATTGGGTCTGAACAATAAACGCTGATTGTTCTGATCGGCTTCATCAGCGGCTTCACGCAATGAGCCAGTATGAGCCAGAACCCAATTGCGAGTCATAGCAGGGTCATGCTTGGCTTGCGCATGAGCGGCGCGACGTACTGCCGCGTTGACGTATTGTGATTCAGCATTGGGGGCAAAGCATGAGCCACGTTTGGTATCCACGATTCCATTCTGATCAATGCCTCCACCACACCCATCAACTTGTCCAGGGCATGTATTCAACACATGCAACTTTTCATTCTTGCCATCGCCAGATGAATACAGCGCATGGCCTGCAATACCCTTGGCCGCATAACCCACATGAGTACGTCCTTGGTCATCGGTCTCATGGCGCACTGTATCAAGCTTCTCGCTTTCATCCAATGTGTTTGCCTTAGATCCAATGTGCTTGGCTTCGCGCAATCTTTCTAAAGCTTCTTTTTCGGCTTTTGTTTGCTCATCAATTGGTTTGGCAAAGTGATCGCTCAATACTTGCTTGTGAATTCTGCCCATCTGTCCAATGTTTAACGGTGGACGATTTTCTGATCCATAAACTTTAGCTCTGGCTTTGTTTAGATCAAGCAGTCCTTCAACTTTCTGTCCTGCTTTAGGCCCAGTACCACCATAGGTTTTACCTTCCAACATGTGACGTGGAATAACAATACCCTTGATGCCATTTGGCCCTGTGGCTTCCACCAGAATACGCTTAGACTCTTCTGCTTTTTCTTTCTGGCTTCCACCTTTAGCAAAGTGGTGAATAGATCCACCCTTGGCCATATTAGGAGTCATGGGTGGCTTGATGGCGCTCATGGCTTGGCCTTGAGGCGTTAGGTTCAAGATATTGCTTGGACTTTGTGGAGCTCCAGAACCTGCAGGCGCCATGCTTGGGAATGGGCTTTGTTGACCTTGTGGTGGCTGTTGTGGTTGCTGTGGTTGTTGGGGCATGAATTGTGTGCCCGCCATCATTGGGTTGACATCTACGCCACCAATAGGCAAAGGGCCCTTTGGTGTTTTAACTCCACCCACATCAGGCAATCCAGATGAATTGGGATTGGGGTTAACAAACATCTTTGGATCGATGTCCACGGCTTCATTGACGCCGATGTTGTTCATCACTGCGGGGTTGCTATGGCGGGCAACCTCAAGGCGCATTTGGGCTAATGTGGGTTCTGATTGTGGTTGCATGGAGCCTCCAGTTGCTTTGTGTTTTATTTCACCGCCCCTTGCGGCAAGTAAATCGTTTTCATGAACTCTATGTGGATCAAATGCGGCAAACCTTGATCTAATCACTGATGGGTCAGGGAACATATGCTGTGTCTGCATTCCACCAATGTCCGACATGTCATTGATTTGCAGACGGTCATATCCATGATGAGGCAGTTGTTCTTCCATGCGACGAGTCTTTGGCATGCCAGTGGCTTTTGCCATATTCTCTCTGAACCATCCTCCTGAGTGCGGATCATCTGGGTGAAGATCAGACACTGTGAGCTTTTTACCTCGAGCAACTATCGGCAATACATTAGGAGCCGCATTCCCCGTTCTACGTTCACCAGTTGCATACATATCGGCAATCTCTGGGTCTTCAGTGGCATATGTTCCTGCACCATATCGTGGATGCTTTTCAAATGCGGGGAAGTCGCTGTTTGTGCCATGATAAAGCTTTTCGTTTAAGTCAAAACCAAGAGCTCGAGCACGATCTTCAGCCGTATTATGTTCATGCAAGCCCAATGTTTTAATGGCATTGAGACGAGCCTGCTCATGGGCATGTGAATGGGGATGTTTGGGCTTATGTTTGCTCATTGCGCCATTATCCTATGCTCGGACAATCATCGCAACGGCCATCACCTTGACAGAGCCCCATGCTCGCGCAACTCCTCTTGCCTCTTTCTCCATCTGATCCATTCTCTGAACATCTGCACTGCTTGCTGTTCCCACACTTCGTTCCTTGGGGTCGCTGACAGCTCAAACTTATGGTCAGACAAAGTGATTCGCGTTCCGTCAATGTGGAGGACTTTCCTATAACAATCGTCTTGATGATCTCGGCCATTCATTTTCACCTCTTAATACTAATTGATTACTAGTTAAACTAGTAAAACTAATTGATTACTAGTTAAACTAGTATTCCTCACTGCGAGTAGGGGTTTGATCGACCCTTCCTGTTGTAGAGTTCTGCGTCGTCGATGTCCTCTTGCATAAGCTCTTCACGGGGTGGTGCATCGATGCTGATCCATCCTGCGTCACGCAGGTATCGGAGCCCTTGGCTGATGCAGTCCACGAACTCATCGTGTGCGGTCTCAGGAAAGGAGCAGATCTGGCTCACCATGCCTTCAGCCCAGTCACGGACGAAGCCTTTGCGCTTACTGGACTCAGGCACCCACACGCGCCCTGCTTTAATGATGTTGGCCACGATGGATAGGCGTTGGACTTTGTCCGCTTTGCCAGGGTTATACGCATGCACAGGCAGATGCGCTCTCTGTAAGTCTTGTATGAGTGATATGCCTGCGCTCTTGTCCTCCACCAAAACCAAGTCCACAAGCTTCTTGTCCCGTCCTTCGCCAAAGACTGACTCGTACTCATCGAGCACTTTGGGACGCAGGTCAGGGTATTGGAGGTGCTCTTGCCAACAGTCTAGGATCATCACGGACATACCGCCATCCATAGGCTTAAACACGCCCATAGTGATCGATCCAGTGGGGTCGTTGTATGTTTTGTCGGACGTGGCGCAGTCATAGCTCTGAATGATGTATTCAAGCTTGGGGAAGGGCTTACCATCAGGCCAGAGTCGGAACCATGTACGCTTGACGATGCCAGACTCCTCCATGTCGATGAGCTCGGCGTGGATCTCTTGGCGGCCAAGGTTGGTGCCTTCGTACTGAAGAATCTGCTTCTGGAACGATGGAGCCAGATTGGCAATGTTGGAGTAGGTGGAAGCTTTGGTCACCACCACGTCGTCACCTTCGCGCCCCACCAGATCAAGGATCAAGTCCTTGGGCTTTGGTGTGGTGGAGCAGATCAGCTTGGTGTGCTTACCCAATCGGATGCCGAATTGGATCATGTCCCATGAGTCTTGGAGGTATTCCCACGCGGCCAACTCGTCCAACCATCCGCCGTGGAACTGGGGGCCACGGAAACGCTCTGGCTCCGATGCAGGGATGCCTTTGATAAATGAGCCATTGACTAGCTTGATCTCGTGAAGGGCTTTGTTGTAGTCGGCCACGAGCTCCTTGGGGATAATGGAAAGCAGGCCAGAATCGCCTTCAAAGCATGTGCCCTTCACGTCGCCACTGGTAGGGGCCGATACAAGCCATCGGGTGTTGGGTTGATTCCACGCCCATGATGCTAGGGTCTCCGCCGCCGCACGGGTCTTGCCTGCTCCACGGCCTGCAAGCATGAGCCATATGGCCCACCAATCCCCTGCGGGCTCAATCTGATGCTTGTGCGCTTGGATTTGCCACTTCGCTTGCCAATTAAAAGCAATCTGATTTGTAGGGGTGAGTTTTTTATACTCTTCAAAAAGAGTTGGTTCGTCATCTAGTATCGCGTCAACGACACTCATTCAGCTTGCCTTTGCATCTTGATGGCCTTGAGGAGCTCGCCGAACACGTTCATGTTGTTCTCCACCACCACAGGGCTTGTATCGTCGCCAGAGTGCGTTATGCGCTCGCCATACTTGCGTGGTCGTTGTTTGGCGGCATTCCACTTCCTTGCGTCAATGCGTTGTCTTTGCCACTGGATGTAAGCCGAATCAAGCTTAACGTCGATCTGGTTGCCGTCCTTGTCAAACACTGGCGCCGTCTCAGGCGTCTCATCCGCAATGGACACGATTTCGTCAGCATGAGTCTCAGCCTGCTCTTCGCGCGCACGCGTGTAGAGCTCTAAGAATTCTGGATGATCATGCAACCATGTATAAACTGTTCCGTGACTGGGCATGCTTGGATCCCTACAGATCTGTGCCAAGCTTTCCCCTAATCCTAGCCTATTGCATAGAACCTTTGCTAGTTCTATGGAGTATCCTGATGGTCTTCCTCTTGGTAGGTAATCTTTAGGATCTTTTCGTTTTGTCATCTCTGTTCCTTTCGCGCGATATTTTCAGCGCATTATGCAGAGTGTAACTGAAACATAGATTTAGGTGAATATCTTCACTTTGTTCCTGATAATGTTAATTGCTCTTCAGCGCTTACTGCTATTCCTATGATTTCTTCATCCAAGCCGTCTTTCATTGCTTGTAAGATTTGTTCTCGGCGTTGCAGAATAATGTCTAGCTCAAAGGTTGCGAGCTTGCATGTGAATGTCAATTCAATTTCTTTCAATTCGTAGTTCATTTGCATCTTTCAAAAAAAAGGGAGAGTGATTAGCTCTCCCGAAGGTTTTGCCCTTACCCAAGGCAACTGCAAAGAATGCACAGCTCGTGTGCAGTCTCATTGTATTACTCCTCTTGGTCACTGCGCAATATGCGGTTCTCAGCCCACTTCTTATAGCTCTTGAGCTCCTTGTTCTCGGCTTTTAAGCGCTCGATCTCACCCTTCTGGTGGTTCATGGTTGCATGAGCCCGATCAATCCATTCCTTTACCTCTTGCGGCATTGCGAATTTGGGCTCTGTTGTTTTCTTAGTAACCACTTTACGCTTCCTCCACAGTGATCTTGTACTTCTTACCGTAGCGGTCTTCTACCATGATGGTTTTCTTTGTTGATAGGAACTTGCCGTCGTCGGTCGCGTCGAACTTCATGTTGCCAACACTGGCCAAAAGCTTGTCATGCACAGCGTCCAAAGCTTTCAGGTTCTTTTGAATCTGGTACGCGATGTAGTCGCAATATGCGATCATTGTGCGTGACTTGACCGTATCTTCCACGGCCATCTTGATCATGGGTTTAAAGTCCTCAATAGTCATACTCTGCCTCTTCTTCGAAATACTTGATGATACTGCTTTCA